ATGTCTGGCTTCGCTGCGTTGATATACCATTCAAACTTCTCTACTCTATCCACATAATCCATAAACTGAATGAAGTGTTGTACGTTGAAGTTTTGTTTATACCAAGTGTATGATTGTTCTGATGCATCTACACCATATACTTTCTTTGCTTTGCATTCTTGCAAGAAGTAATACGGTGTTGGCATAAACTCTGAATTAAGTCCTGAACCTAAATCTAATACTACCTTATCTTTAACTGGTAAGAACCCCCAATGAATATCTGGTGATTCATTGTCTATTGTTCTGATGATGTTTCTATTATCCATTTTTTAATTTTAATTCTTTGAATAGATTTGTTTTTATTATCTCTCTTGATTGTTTTAAATAATTTGATACCGAGGTCTTTGGTATTCTTGTTTGTTTTGCTACCTTATTGATTGAACCTAATTCAATATATAATTGTACTAAACTCTTGTGAAACCAATCTAGGTTGCACCATTCTACTTCTAATATACTAATAATTTCTTCCTTTTCAAAGTCGAACTGACCTGTTTCACCATAGTCAACAAACTCTGATAAATCTGAATACTTATCAATTTCTCTTCTAACTTTATAATAAAATGGAGATGTCTTTGAGTACCAATTAATTCTCATGATTGCAACGATATAATATCTTATTGAATCATCATCATATCGTTTGAGAATTATCTTATCTTTCTCGTATAGTTGAATTATTATCTCATGTAATAAATCATCAGATAGGTCATGATGCTTGGTGAGTTTTTTTGCGATGTTGGCTAGTTCATAATAGTGTTTCGTTATGTATGCCTCAATCTGTTTGTTCATTTAGTATTTGTTTACAGGTCTTCAGTAGTTCACATATCTCATAATTCTCATCCTCAACATTTGTTAAGATTGAACTTTCCAGAAGTTTATCGAGTATGTCAACTCTGTCCATATTTGGGGGTGCGTATTTATGTATCATTGATAACATTGTGTCCATTAGACCCGAACAGAGATCCTCTCTGTCTTGTTGAGATAGTTTAAAAAAATCTACCGCTAACTCAATCTCTCCTATATTAACCCTCTCCATTGTTTCTTTTAATTAAAATTTTGACCCTACCAATAATGTATGCAATCTTCACATATGGGTATTGTGGATATGCTTCGCATACTTGAGTGGTAGTTTCTAATTTATTATAATAACGATAGACCACATCATCAATAACCTCTTGTGGTATCATTTGATGCTTAACAGCATATTCTAACTCTATCTTTGGTAATTCATCAAATGGTATAAACCTTACACTTTTATCCTTTGGTTTGGGTTTAATTACGTTAACTTTCTTATTATTGAATTGTATTAGCCAATTACCTTCTTTATCTCTATGTTTGTTATTATACCATACATTCATATTAGGATTGTGTTTCCACCCGATTAATTGAAGAAATTCAAATACCTGTCTCTTTTGTTCTTCATCATTAAATTCCCCTGGTTTATGGGGTGCTCTTGCGGCTCCGCCATTTGATAACTGGACTCTTGCTTTCTTCTCCCTATCTTCAATTCTTGAACAATCCTTGCACTTTGTGAAATAACGTGTTTTGGTATAACTATAATAAAAGTTTTCTAGTGGTAGTTCTTCCAGACATTTCTTGCAAACAATAGTATCTTTAACATCATCCATGTATATAAGTATCTAGATTTATTTGAAAATCCATATTAAAAAAAAGGGGGCCAACTAAGAATAGTAGCCCCGATTAACATAGTATAACCATATATAGAACAATATTAAATATATGGAATTTATTTGAGAATGTCAAATCTAGTTTCCTCACCTTCCTTGTGTCTTTCATCCCATGTCTTACCACGAAGTTCTGGATTTTCTTCCTGTATCTTTCTTTTTGCTCTTGTTATATGGTCTGAATTTGATAATATATCCTGTTGATATATTTGAAAAAACTGCATAGCAGTCATGAGTGATGGTTCTACTTCATATTTCTTTAATTCAAAAAACCACATTTTGGTAACTAAAAGTTTATCATTATCTCTTAGTTCAGGATATTTGGTGAGAAGTATTTCAACTTTCTCTTTAAGTGTTTTAACTTTTCTTGTTGTCTTTGACATATTAATTGATTATTAGTTTTTTAGCGTACAGTTTATTCTTAACATATGATACTCTCTTACCAACTAAGATTTTTGAATCATATGTTTTTGGGGTAGTTACAATCAGTTCCTCAACCTCATTTGAAGTTTTTAAATAATACCTATTCATAGTTGTGTTATTGTATTCAACTTTATCAAAATAGATAAATGATTGAATTATTCCCTCATATCTAATATTTTCATCATTTGATGTATTAGGTTCAACAATTGGTTGAGGAACAGGTTTTAAATCTATTTCTTCGTATGAATTACATAGCCCACGTATTTTATAATTCATGTGTTCCAAATCCATTTTTAAATCATCAATTGTCTTTTGTTGAGATTTAGTTGCTTCTAGCAATTTTGATACCAGTTTTTTTAAAGTAACTACTTCTTGATTTAAATCCATTAGTTGTTTTTTATTTGGTTAATAATAATTTTAAATTGTTCTTGGTCTAATGCTCCATTAACTTCCGAATAATACTTTTTAACAATTGAGTCAGCACTATTCTTTGAATAATAAACATCAAAACCGTTACCACATATTTCACATAATGTACTAAATATTTCTCTACTAGGTGATTTTTTCAAATACTCAAATAGAGAAATTTGACCCATGGTCGTCTCCCGTCCACCCATACTATTATTACTTTCTAAATCATTTAGAATATTAGTAGGACTAGTAGAAGAATTATAGGTATTGTTGGCCGTCTCCCGACCACCCTTGGACGGCTCCCGACCATCTATGGTCGTCTCCCGACCAGCAAGTAATTCAATAATTTTGTTCTCATCAATCCAATACCACCTTGTTCTATCGTCACTATGTTTATTATGTGTGCCATAAAATATTATACCAAGGTCACATAATTTCTTAATGTTTTCTTTGATAGTTGTTTTAGGTAAACCAGTTTGTTTCATAAATTCGGTTGCTGAAATATAACCACTCCAATATTTCCCACCAAAGTTATATCTCTTTTGTTCAGTATTGACTTTAATCCAACCTCTAATTTTATTTATTAGAGTTGCTTGGATTATACCAAATACTTTAATTTCTGGTACAAGTGCTATTATAAAATTATCTTCTCCCATATTAATTTAAAAAAAGAAACCCCAACTCTATCCCAGGTTACGACATCTGTTCAAGTGAAGGGGTTCCAAAATCTTATGAGTATATGTTGTCGTAACTACTCTATAATGTAAATATACGAATTTTTATTAAAATCTATGCATCGTACTAAAAATAGTTATACACTTTTTTTTTTATTCAAATAAAAATTTTTATATTTGAGTATTCTTAACAATCAAAATTAAACACCATGTCACAAAGGACAAATCAAGAACAAATCGTTGCTCAGTCACAACTTAAATTAGCACTGGACTTTTTGCAATCAAGAAACTCAGAATTTACATTCAAAGAACTATTGGCTACAACTAATGTATTAGTTGATTATGTTATCAATGGCTACACCAAAGAGATTGGTGATACTGCTGATAAAGTTGATAAGCATTTAAAAACCAAGGAGTTAGTTAAATAACTTTTCTTTCTATATATATCTCCCCCGAGAGAGTGGTACTAATCGCCACTCTCTCATTTTAAAACTGGCATCATGCAAATCATTAAAGAAGACCTAACCAACATTGAATATGCTTACTTTCAAAACAAAGCATATCTACTAGAGCAATATACAAACTATAACAATGCTCCTGAAATAATTGAAGCAAACAAAGACCATGACCCAATTCCATTTGAGATATTCGTATTGGGTATTTTAAATGCGAATTTGGAGTCAATTAACAATGACTTATGCAATCTTGTATATGAGTTTGCCATCAACTATTGGGGATCTGTGTTGCAGGATTACGAGGTGTTTTCTGAAGCGTTAAGTGCTGGTAATCAACCACCTATAGAATTATTCTCATATGTCTTAACTCAATTTCATTTCATATCCGAACAAATGGGTGAAGGATTTGAAGATTGGGTTAGAGTCCAATAAAGTTTTCTGTTTTATAATCGTTTATTATCGGCCGAGGGTTTCTACTCTTGGCCCTTTTTTTTCCTAGTTTGGCTCAGTTTTACTTCCGAGTTTGGCTGGAATGTTAATAAATAATCAAGATTTTTTTTGTAATATCAAAAATGTTCCTATCTTTGCATTTCACTAAAGTCGGGGACAGGATATATCTGAACATAAAAAGTTATGAAACAAAGTAAAAGACAACAGAGATTGCAAAATCAGAAACAAACAAACAAAACGTTTGCAGACAATTTAAACAAATTTACAACAGATACTCGTAGAGTAGGTGTGCTTGCAATATTTGATAATGGTGATTCGATTACACCATTTAGAGTTGTATTACCATATGATGGTATTAATATTTTACCAACTGATACCGAAGATGAAATTAAAATTAATATTGGTCAGATATTTTATGGGTTTAATTTTTATGATGAAATTAAACATTTACAAGATATTTCACATGAATTATTTACAGAAGCATTATCATGGGCTGTAGGTGCTTTTGCAAAGTTTTCATATGAAAAACAAGGAGAAGATATATTTGATAAAGATTTTGGTGTTATTATGCATTTTAAATTTAATAAGTTACCTAATCATGATTATGAAATTTCATCAATTGCAGATAGTACATATTTGGAATTTAATGAATGGATTGAATTAAGTGATAAAATTAAATTAGGGTTAGCATCAACTCTTGAGAGTAATAAAAAATTAATTGAAAATCAAATAATAATTAATTAGGTTTGCTCATAACTTCCTAACTAATAAGGGTCCTGTAATGGGACCCTTTTTATTTTGTATTATACCAAATGTTTTTAGGATTGTTCTTATACCTACCATCAAACCTTTCTGTAAATTCGTTTGATATTTCTAATAGTTTATCATCTTGATTACTAACCTCCAAATACACACAATATATGTCAAATGACAACGCAAATAAAATCCATAATCCAAGTATGCATAGATAGATATTAAATAATATTTGACCTACTTTTTTTCCCATTGAGCATAACATATAGCGTTTGCTTTTTCATAACCATATTCATCAGATATGGCTGCATTACACCTAGCAATATATACGTCTTTGCTTTCGTTATTTTCTGGGCTTGGGATCACGAACTTTTCTTTTGATTGTTCTTCTTTAATCGGAACACAGTTTGGTGAACCATCATCTTTTAAACCAATTGGTTCATAACCTTCCCAACACGGATTTGGCTCTATCTCTAATTTCTTTGGATATTTAATTTCAAAGTTATTTAACTTTAATTTTATAATTTGTTCTAATCTATTACTCATCTTATAATCTTTTTAAATTCACCTAATGTGATGTGTTTATTTGAATGCAACATTGATTCATATGTATGATGAATGAAAGTTGAAAATTCCATTTCATTCAATCCAAATTTACGTATATCAACATTACCTAATAATCTATAAAAATAATCTATTTTATATCCTGTTAATTCTTCATGTGTTGGTGCTGGTAACTTAAGTGATACACTCATAAACTATTCTTTTTTAATTGTTTTTTTAATTCTTTATTTTCTCCTTCTAACTTTGCTATAACCTTTTCCATCTCAACCATTCTTGTTTGCATATCTCCAACCCTTTTTTCTAAGTCAGATATAATTGTCTTATAAAAATTGAATGTTGAATTTAGATTTAATATTTCTTGTGATGCAACTTCTTCCTGATACTTTCTTTTTGAGAAGAACCAGGTTGCTGCATTGGTTGCAAATATTGTTATGATACTAAATATTTCTGTATTCATTTATTATCTATTAGTAGCAATCTTGACATGGAGGGTTCTCGTGCGCTAACTCCGAATACATCGGTGTTCCATTCAATCCAATATCATTATAGTTATAACCCTTACGAGTTGTTCTTCTAAGTACAATACCTGGCATATATTTTTGTGTTCTGTCTGGTATCATACCATCTTTAGTAGATTGTGTATTATATTGAGGGAATTGATTTTGTCCTTTACCAATCAATAGATAATCCATCAATCTTGTCATATAAAAATCTGCTCTGGACTTTTGAATATTTCTAAGATATTTGAATGTTTCAATATCAACAGATGTTGCTGACTCCATTGTTCCTTCAACAATACCTCTATTCATTGTTCTGAATTGCAAATTCGGCATTGCTGTAAAATACGCTTGTTGTATTAGAAATGGTTGTATATATGAATCAACCAATATTTTTTCATCCGCATTAAATGTATTACCAGTTGAAGCAACTTGATTCAATAAGTGGTCATAGAATAAAGTACCAAGAATAGTTTGTAAATCTATATCTTGAGCAATTTGTATTTCTGCTTTAAGCACATCCATATCAACGTTCTTGTTAATATTGGTAAATGCTTTTAATTTAGTTTCTGATATTAATAAAACACCCATTGTTAATTATAGTTTAGTTCTTCTTCTCCTAACCATGCAGCACATTGTTCTTCTGTTAAAGCATATCCGCTCATTAACATTTGCATTGCTTGCATACGGTTTATTTTACCTTTATTATATTCTCTTACTATTCTAAGCAAACCTTGATATTCTCTTCCTGATAACTTTTTAATATTCTCATTTACAGAATAGTCCTCGGGATCTGGAACCTCGGTTGGAACCACGGGTTTATCAATTGCTTTTGGATTTTCTGTAATATCTCCAGTAATGAATAATGATAATGGCTTAACTTCAAAGTTGGTTGGCTTTTCAAATTTCAATGAAACCAATTTATTGAATGTTGGTAACAATTCATTTTGATAAGGTTGGATAACCATCTTACGGAAATATTCCGAATGTTGAGTTATCTCATCGCTACCGCCCAACTTACCAGGAGTAGCGACTCCAAATAGTTCAGCAGATGAAACACGATGGGCTGATAAAATCGAACGATTAATGTCATCATATATTTGTTGATAATAGTCACTGTTTCCACCTGGGCTGATTTGAGTAATCTCAGGTGATTGTTCTTTGCTTTCGTTGAAAGATATAATTGCTCCACCAGCATTATCTGTACCAGAATATTGCTCTTCCAATGCTCTTGTTATAATTCTTTGTTCTTCTTCCCCAGGGATCCCGTTAACGAAATTAACCCACAACGAAGGCATCATTCCTTTACGTAAGTTATTCTTATGGAAGTTTTTAATCTCAACGTCTATTTCAATAGATGCGAGACCACCAGAATAATCGGGAATTGCGTAATAACTTGTATTAGGCGAATAGCATTTGTAATAATATATTTGGGAAGGTTTTCCCTTTTCCTGATGAAAAGCATCATACTCTTCTGGAGGAAATTTTCTAATGTTTGTCCAATCTGGACTATAATAGTATTTTTCAATTTGGTCTTCTTCATTCATTTTCCCCATCCTCAATCTGCTCACATCGCAATGATATATCTCAGCGATACTCTTTCTATCTCTAGTCCATATCACATTAAGCGCATAGGCCCCAAATAGGACCAAATCAAGAGCACACTTACGTGCTATCTCATTTATGTTTTCGGAGCCGTTTAAGAGGTTAATAGAGGCCATAGGGTTATTTAAAGAAACTATCCCATCACCAACAATCTGATTTACTTTAGAAGTTACAACCGCTTTATGAATTGCACAGTTATTATATTGACCCAACAAATAGTTTGGCATCAAATTACTTTCACCATAAAATACCCAAGGGTAGCGTACCAATGGTTCTGAGAATACTGGTAATGTTGCTGCTCTAAATGATATACTGGCGAATTTTTTTATTTCTTTTTCTTCACTCATAATTAATCTTGTATGTATATGTAATTTTCATTATCCTCATTTGGTGAAACATATGTAGTAAAGA